GAGACCTACGTGAAGTCGACCACAAGAAACCACTGTCGCGGGGGGGGGTCGAGCTCAAAGAAGAACTTACGTGTAGTTTCCAGAAAAACCAACCGCAGCAAGGGGAATAAATACTAGTAAGGGCGTGATGATATGTGCAAAGAACTGAATGGTAAAAAGCAAGTTGAACAGGTATCCGCTAAACCTGCCGCTGACGAGGCCGCAAATGCTCAGGCACCCAACCCAGAACCCAAACCAGAGCCAAAGGCAGAACCTAAAGAGCCAGAAGGCTTGACTGACAAGCACGGCCAAGAGGCCGTAAGCAAAGGCAAGTACGAGCGCGATCTCAAAGCTGCTAACGACAAAATTGCAGAGCTACAGTCAAAGATTGACGAAGCAGCAAAGTCGGAGGAAGCAGCCAAGAAGCTCAGAGATGAAATCGCAGAGCTTAAGCGTGACAGCGCAGAGCGCGAGATTGACTACCGCTTGAAGGTCGCAGGCTGCACGGACGAAAAGAAACTCGTAGCAGCTAAGAAGCTCGCACCTGACTATGACGGCGACATCGAGAAGCTCAAGGCCGATTATCCGTACCTGTTCAGAGAGCAGAAACAAACCGGCACAACTGGTGCCAAGCCCGAAGGCGCAAGTGACGGGCTAGACGAGGAGCTAGACAAAGCCTTCGGCCTTAAATAAGAGGAGTTAAAAATGGCACGCGAAAATTCACTGGCGGAGGTAGCGAGCAAGTTTACCGACCGTCTTGACCAGATTGCAGAGCGTGAGGCTCTGACAACCGACTTAACCATCAACGGAAACCTTGTAGGAGAGATGACCGGAGCTGGCGTAGTTGAGGTCGCAAAAATCGTTATGGACGGTTTGGCAGACCACAAACGTGGCGCAGGCTTTACCCGTGGCGGAATCACTCAGACATGGGACAAAGTGCAGCTTACTTATGACCGTGACCGTGAGTTCGTTATCGACTATCTCGATGACGAAGAGCGCGCAATGGTTCTCTCTGCCAACGTTATGGCAGAGTTCGAGCGCACTAAGGTAGTCCCAGAAGTTGACGCTATCCGCTTCGCGAAACTGGCAGCAGGAGCAGGTCATGTAGAGGCCGCAGCAATCGCAGACAAGACCGCAGCACTTGAAGCTGTGCTGGACGGTGAAGAGGCTATTGAGGCTAACCGTGGCAGCTTAGAGGGATGCATCCTGTATGTGTCTCCAAAGACCAAGAGGCTTCTGCGTGAGGCTACACCTTATAGCTTCACCGAAGGCGACCCGAACACTAACTTTATCGCCTATGACGGCATGAAGACCATTACCGTTCCAACCAACCGTTTCAACTCTGCAGTCGAGTTGTTAGACGGTACTACTACCGGCGAAGAGGCTGGCGGTTTCCAGGCAGCCGAGGCCGCAAAAGCAATCGACTTCATGATTGTTGACCCGGCCGCAGCAGAGGCTATTGCAAAGCACGTGAAGCTTCGTTACTTCGCACCTGACGTTAACCAGTCCGATGACGCACATCTGTGGCAGTATCGCATCTTCCATGACCTCTTTGTCTATCCTGGCAAGGCTGGTCTGATTTACGCTCACACGGCAGCTTAAGGAGCAAGTATGGGACGGATTGTAGGTATCACATCGAAACAGAAACCAAAGCCAGCACCGAAACCGGCACCAAAACCGGCAGAGAAAAAGGCTAAGTAGTGAGCTATCCGGATGTGACATATAGCGATTACCAAACTTGGGGCGGCAGCCTGACCGAGGATGCTTTTAGCGACTCGGTCAAGGCCGCTGCATCCTTCGTCCGCTATCTCTGCGGCTTCAATGAGCCAGAAACTGACACGCAGGTCGCAGCGTTTAAGAACGCGGTGTGTGCAGCCTGTGACGTGGTGAACTTCTACGGAGGGACACTAGGCCAGGACATTTCTTCACTCACGATTGGGTCGTTCTCGATTAACGGTGGGGACGAGAACGCATACGCTCGCGACATGCTAAACGGTGTATACCACGAGCTGTCGGGGACTGGGCTGCTGTATCAGGGGATAGCATGAGGCCTATCCCTACATCCGTCTTGAGTCAGTCTATGGCCGTATATCTGCGCGATGATAGCGGCTATGGCGGCTCATGGAAAGAGCCAGTAGAGGTTAGACACATTCGCCTGGATAAGGGCGAGAGCCTGGCATACACAGGCTATAAGCTCTCGAATGGGGCAAGCGGTCGTGTGTATGTTGATGCAGTTAACTCTAAAGGAGCGTTTGCTGTCCCTGTCGGTTCAAAGGTCGTTATCGATGGTGAAAAGTACGAAGTGGTGGCCTGCAACGAGTACCGCGAATACTCGCGCATACATCACTGGGAGCTGGACGTGAAGTAGTGAGAGTAAAGGTTGACACACGGAATCTAGAGCGAAGGTTCTCACGAGAGAACATGAGGACTGCCAAGGAGGCGACCACTAAGCGCATCGCGCTTGATGCTCGCAAGTATGTCCCTGTTGACTCAGGCGCTCTCAGGGATTCTGAGGGCGTAAACTCGAACTACCCAGATGGCGAGGTTATATGGGCAACACCATACGCTCAAAGGATATACAACGCTGATAGTGTACGCCACACCATTAACCCGCAGGCAGCTCCTCACTGGTGCGAAGTAGCTAAACAGCACCACACTGACGAGTGGCGCAAGCTTTATTTAGGGATGTTGGAGAAATGATAGACCTGCCAGACATCATCGCCAAACGCCTACAGGATGCTGGCTTTGCAGATGCAAAGGTGCAGCCTATAGCCAGCATTAAAGACGGCGGGATATGCGTAAGGCGTGTCCCTTCAACCACCACGGGCAGAGCTTTCGATGGGAACAGAAACATAGACTATCTCGTTCAGGTAGTTGTTGCCCGTGAAAGCGAATATGACTGCATCGAGCAAATAGAGCAGGTTGCCACGATCATTCCAAACGCTGACCTCGCGTCAGAAAACGGAAGTTACACGCTAACCTCATGCGATATATACACGGATCCGACTGAGCTAGAGCTAACGGGCTATCCATATGTGTGGACAGTACGCTTTAAAGCTCTCTTAACAACAACCTCTGAGGGGAGGAATAAATGAACCAGACACTAGACTTCGCGCCTAACTACTGCCATATCATCGAGCTAGATATAGCGCAGGATGCGACGAACCATGACTATAGGTATGCTCTGCGCGGCATCACGTCAGCAGAGCCTGGCAACGACGAGTCTGTCGAGGAGTACGAATACTACCACTCACTCGGTATGAGCGACTCTTCCGTAGAGAAGGTTAAAGTATCCATCGAAATGACGGGTAACCGCATGTATGGCGACCCCGTCCAGGACTTCGTGCAGTCTCTCGCTTTAGAAACCGGCCAGGCTCGCAAGACCTACTATAAATGGGTACAGCCCAACGGAGAGATGATTGAGGGACAGTGCACGCTTTCTGACATCATCTTCGGCTCTGGCATGGGCGACGCGAACGCTCGTGGAGACTTCTCCTACACCATCCAGATTGACACGGTCGATGCTCATGAGACACCCAACGCTTCTAGCATCCCTGAGACCATCACGGCAACGGATGTGAGCGTGAAGGTAGGAGAGAGCGTTGACGCTGGCGCGAAGGTAACGCCTACAACGGCCAACCAGAAATGCCACTACGGCATCGAGGACACCACCATCGCTGATGTAGATGCTGATGGCAATGTCAAAGGCATCAAGGTAGGAGTAACTACCTTGACAATCAAGGCCGCTTCTAAGCCGTCTGTTACGAAGCAGGTGGCCGTAAATGTAACAGCAGGAGCATAGATAAGGAGAGCACATGCGTAGCCTGACACTTCACACCAGTATCGAGCCGTTTCGTCTTTACGACGTTGATGGCAACAAGATAGCCCAGTGGGACATCTCCGCTGAGGATGATGACATCGACCGCATGGTGTCGGAGTGCAGGCTCGCTCTCGATGGATATGAGGCACCTTCTGCACCTTTAAGCGATGACGACAAAGAGCAGCTGGCAAAGGTTCAAAAGCGCGTCATCATCGCTATTGCAGGCGAAGATGCCTATGAGGAGCTGTTGCGGCTTATCGGCGGTGGTACGCCATGCGACGCGACACGCAATGTTGCCGCTATAGGGGACGTGTTTGTTAGCCTCACTGACTGGCTTTTCGACTTAGCTGACCGAGCAGATACACGCGAAGCTATGGAGGCATTCGAACACAAAGCCGCTAAGGCAAAGAAACGGAACAAAAAGAAGTGAGCTTAAGCCTAACAGAGCATCGCACTAAACTGCCTGATGGCGGCTATGCGGTTGACTATCTCTGGAATGGCGAATATGTGCAGGTGAAAGACTCTGCTGAAACAGCACTTACGTGCTATCAGCTCATTAACTCGAACGAAAGCGATGACGACATCGCAGCAGGTGTTATCAGTGCTATTTTTGTTAACCCTGAACGAGCGTATCTTGCCTGCAACTACTCGACTTCCGATTTTGGCAAGCTAACTGAGCAGGTGCTCCAGGATGTATTTGGGCTGTCCCCAACAACCTCTAACGTCGAGCCATTGTGGGATATAGAAGAGGATGCGGCGCTTATCAGAGTATCTATTCGCATGGCCTACGGCTTTGATTTTGACGCAATGAAAGATACCGTGTCGTGGCCTGAGTTTGTCGCGATGATAGAAGCACTGCCATTTGAGACCCCTTTGGGATTTGCAATGTATCACCGCAACAAGGCCAACAGGCCAAAGCGCACAAAATACAACCGCGAAGAGGTAGAACGCTTCGACAGGCTTCACCGAGAACTCGCTCTTCACAAAGCACAAACAAAGACGATCCAAACGCAGCAGGGCGCTATGGATGACATGGCCGCTGCACTTTCAAGGTTAGTGAAGTAAACGATGGCAGATGCACGTGTAGTTTTTAAAGCGGATTACGACGACTCAGCACTTACTAGAGGTGTTGAGTCATCTAAATCAAAGCTCAGTGGGCTAGGTAGTGCTGCTGGGAAGGTAGGCCGCGCGGCGGCTGTTGGCATAGCAGCGGTAGGTGCTGCTGTAGCTTCTCAAGCGGTACTAGCGGCAAAGAGCTATGCACAGTACCAGCAACTCACAGGTGGTATCGAGAAGTTATACGGCGAAGCAGCATCATCTGTTGTAGCTAATGCCAAAGCAGCAGCAGGTGAGCTTGGTATCTCAGCAAACAAATATATGGAGCAGGCCACTGGTTTTGCTGCGGCTCTCAAACAGTCTTTAGGCGGAGACGTGCGCAAGGCAGCTGAGTCAACTCAGACCGCTATAAGCGA